CGAGCGCTGCCACCTGCAGCACTAACATGGGCTGTTGCTGATTACTTAAAAGAAATGCTTAGCAAGATACGCGAAATCGGTTATACATTCGGACCTCTGAATATGTTCGAAGCATTGAATGGTAGGAAAATGTTTGGTCAAAGTATTAATGCAATGAACATGGCAACCTCACCTGGTATTGGACTATCAGGTTCGAAGAAGGACCATATGGACGTCGTTAATGATGATAAGGTAGGTAATATTTACACAGCGAAACCGTACGTACTCGATGAAGTTAAACGCATAGAGGAAATACTCGCTAGTGGTAATAGATGCGCACCCATCTCCAAAGGTGCTCTGAAGGATGAACCTACACCAATCGGGAAGGAGAAAGTTCGTATTTTTTATGTAATGCCACTGGCTTTTCTCATCATTGGTCGCATGGTGTTGTGTTCAATCTTGGCTTTTCTTAATTCCTTCCCGTTGTTATCAGAACAATGGTATGGAATGAGGACTACAACCGATGAATGGGAACAAGCCTATGATTTCTTGAATGCCTTTGGCGGTAAAGAGATCATGAATGGCGATTATAGTGCATATGATCAAACTATCTCCTCACAAGTTATTGAGGCTGTTGGCACAATTTTCTATGCGCTAGGTGAGGCAATGGGGTACACGCCCTATTGGCTCACCGTTCTACATTCGTGGTTCGCAGACATAGCTAACCCAATTTATGCTTTCAATGGTACATTATTATCATTCTATGGATATATGCCATCTGGGAATCCTGGCACTGTTGCTATAAATGGAATAGGAAATAGTTTATTAAAACGCTGTTTCTTCTACATGCAATGGTGTGATAATTACGGACGCCCACCCGATGTAGGTATCTTTAGGGATTATTGCAAGTTTGGTTTTGTTGGCGATGATTCGGTAGGAGCTATTTCACAGGAGATTCCATGGTTCCATATGATGCACTACCGTGATTGGTGTAGGGACCATGGTATCACTTACACTATGCCTGATAAAAGTAAGGACATGGTTTATTATTTTGATCTCGAACATGCGTCATTGTGCAAACGCACATTTCGCGTAGTCCCCGTGGATGTTTCAATACATCCTTCAAAACGCGTGGTCATGGCGCCAATTGAGATCGAATCCATCCTTAAATCATGGCACAACCTCCACAAACCACAGGAAGATGAGTGGTTAGTGGTACGCAACAATATTACGCAGGGCTTGCGTGAAGTTGCCCGGCATCCGGAGGAAGTATTTAACCCGATAGTCTTCGCACTGCGCCGTGCGATGATGAACTGCCCGGAGGCGCCATTTATACCCGAACTATCACGATCTTACCAAGAGTGGCAGTTGGATATATATGATAGGTATAATAGCACACCTGAGAATTCCGTTAGTTCTCTCGAAGATGATATCAATGAGTACATCTCCAAAATGTGGGATGATTAGGCCCATGTGTTTTATATATTTCTT